TGCAGGAAATAAAATAGAAACCTCTTCTAGTTATTCTCCACCAAAACAATTAGGCGCCACCGTTAAAAAAGCTTCAAAATTCATATCAAAAAGCTTCGATCCAAATAAGCTTTCTACAAAAGACAAAAGAAACTTCGAGTCTTTGCTTTCTTTTTTAAATTCTCCACGCTTTGTACAAATTATTAATTCTTATGTAGATCCAGAAGTAAGAGAGCTATTTGAAAGTGAGTATATTAGAGCTGTTTGGGATAAGCCCGATTTGACCATTGATGAATTAAATTTATACATAAATATATGTATGGATTACATAAATATGCGAGAAATTGAAAAACAAAAACAGAAATTAAACGTAATGTTTGATAATATAGAGGGAAACCAAGAGCTTACGATACGGCTTGTTGAAATGATTAAAACAAAATCCGAAGAATACAATCATTGCGCCAAAAGAATAGATGCTACGATTAGTAAACTTAATGGAGATAGAAATAAAAAGCTAGAAAAACAAGGCAAATCGACGGCCAATATCGCTTCTTTAGTTGAAGCCTTTCAAGAAGAAAGAGAAAGAAAATTAATGATTGAAATGGCTGAAAAACAAAAAGAAGCAATAAAAGAAGAAGCAGATAGGCTTGAAGAGATGCCGGAATGGAAAGCTCGGGTGATAGGAATATCTAAATATGAAGCCATATAATTTAAATTGTAAAATTTGTGAAAAAGAGTTCGGATCTTTAGAATCTTTGCATAAACACGTAAAAAAACATAATTTAATATTAGCTCAATACTATACAACTTATTATCCAAGAAAAAATAAGTTAACAGGAGAAATACTTCCTTTTAAGAATGTAGACTCTTATTTTGAAAAAGATTTCACCAATAGATCTCAAATGAATAAATGGCTTGAAATAGCCGGAGAAGAAAAAGCCAAACAATACATAGAATCTGTTATAATAAGAAGAGTATATGAAAAAGAAAGAAAATTTTTGCCTTTTCATTTTGAGATTCAGAATTGTTTTTTACCAAGTATAGATTTAATTAAGAAATACTTTGGATCTTATTCTTTTTTGAGTCAGCAAATTGGAATACCGCTTCTTTTTAATAAGGCAATACCAAATGACTTTTTTAAACAGCAACTTCCTCATAATGTTGAAATAATAGTAGACACAAGAGAACAAAAACCTTTGCCTTTTTCTTTCAAAACAAAAAAACAGAAGCTTTATTTCGCCGATTATTGTATCGGCGGCGAATACTATGATTATACATATGTAGATAGAAAATCTGGGCAAGATTTTACAGGAACAATGCTTGGAGATAACTACGATAGATTTAGGCGAGAAATACAAAGAGCGAAAGAAATGGATTCTTATATTTTTGTAGTTGTTGAATCGACTATTCCAAAGATAATAGCATACAATAAAAAATTCAAAAGAAAAGCAACAATAGATTTTATCTTAAAAAGAGCAAGAGACTTAATGTACGAATTTCCAAAAAATTGCCAATTTATTTTTACTGGAAGCAGAGCCAATTCATCTGTTTTAATTCCTAAAATACTTTATCATGGGAAAAAGCTTTGGAATGTAGATTTACAATATTTTATAGATTATGAGTTGGGAAACAGGCAATCAAAAAAGACCGAAAAATTATCTGCGAACAAATGAAGAGCTTTTAAAAATAGAAGGGTTTTTAGAAGAAAAAGACGCTAAAATAGCGTTATATGAATTTTTAAGAAATAATATAACGTTCACAACAGATTTATTATTTGGAATACAGCTATACCCTTATCAGCATATAGCGATTAAAACAATGTTTGAAACAGACTACTCCATGGGTATTTGGAGTCGCGGAGGTTCAAAGAGTTTTAGTACAGCTTTATACGCTGGACTCGATGCTACTTTAAATCAAGGCGTGGAGATAGGAATTCTTTCAAAATCATTTCGTCAGTGTTTAGTAGGAGATACATTATTAAAATCAAAATACGGATTTATACCATTATCAAAAATAAAAGAAGGAGATTTAATAAGATCAGATTTTGGATGGAATAAGGTTTTAAATAAATGGGAGAATCCGCCTTCAAAGGCTTTAACAATAAAAGCTATAATAAAAGAAGGAGACGAAAGAGAACTATATAAAATAACAGGAAAACATGATCACAAAATAAGACTTCCAGACAATTCATATATAGAAATAAAAAACCTAAAACAAGGAGACAAGGTAAAAATAAGAAGTGGATATCCTTATTTTAATAGTGAAGTTCATTTAGGAGAAGTTTTAAGCATAGAAGAAGTAGACGAAGTTGTAACATATGATATAGAAGTAGAAAAAGAACATTGCTATTGGGGAAACGGATTTATTAACCATAATTCTAAAATGATTTTTAAAAAGCTTGAAGATATTATGGCAAAGCCAGAATCAATTTTATTCAAGCAATGTGTAACAAAAATAAGCAAAAGCAATGACGAATGGTTAATGGAGATTGGAAAAAGCAAGATTCGCAGCTTGCCGTTGGCCGACGGTAGTAAACTTCGTGGTTTTCGTTTTCAAAGGATTATTATTGATGAGCTTCTTTTGATGCCAGAAAAGATTTATAATGAGGTTATAATGCCGTTTTTATCTGTTGTTGAAAATCCGACAGAAAGAGAAAGAATTGCAAAAATAGAAAACCAATTGATTGCGCAAGGGAAAATGAAAGAAGAAGAAAGATATATTTGGCCTAACAACAAATTAATTGGCCTTTCTTCTGCAAGTTATAAATTTGAGTATTTATATAGATTGTATAAGCAATATGAGCATTTGATTTTGAAAGAAGATAAAGATGAAAAAGACACGGCGAGTAGGGCCATTATACAATTAAGTTTAGATGCTTTGCCCGAAAAACTTTATGATCAAAACTTAGTCAATCAAGCAAGAGCTACAATGAGTCAAAGTCAGTTTGATAGAGAATTTGGAGCTTTGTTTACCGATGATAGTTCTGGATATTTTCCAACAAGTAAAATGGCGGCGTGTACAATTCCAGATGGAGAATCGCCATCCATAGAAATCAAAGGAGAACCTAAAGACGAATACATTCTATCCTTTGACCCTAGTTGGGCTCAAAACGAAAGTTCTGACGACTTTGCTATGCAAATTTTAAAACTTCATCCAGAAACTCAAAAAACTACACTTGTTCATAGTTATGCTTTGCCGGGATCTTCGATGAAGAATCATATTAGATATTTATTATACTGCTTAGAATCTTTTAATATAGTTGCTATTTGTGGTGACTATATGGGTGGAGTTCAATTTGTTCAGGCTTGTAATGAAAGTTCTATTTTTTCAGAAAAAGGAATAAATTTAAAAGTAATAGATGTTCCTTTTGATAATCCAGAAAATTATAAATCAGATTTAAGAAGTTACAAATATCAATACAATAAAGATACACATAAAATAGTTTACTTAAGATCTCCTAGTAGCAAATGGATAAGATCAGCGAACGAATTACTTCAGTCAAATTTTGATCATAAAAGAATATATTTTGGATCAAGAGCATGCGATAAAACTTATTTTAAAGAAAAATCCAAAGGTCAAAATATACCTATAGGTGAAATAAAATATGATAACGCCGCAGCTTTAGAAGATGAAACAAATGAAGCTAAATTAATAGACTTTATTGAGCATCAATATGACATGATTAATTTAACAAAAGAAGAATGCGCGCTTATACAAATTACTACAACTCCACAAGGATATCAAACTTTTGATTTGCCTCCTGCTTTAAAAAGGCAAAATGGCCCTTCAAAAACAAGAAAAGACTCTTATTCTGCTTTGGTTTTAGCTAATTGGATTGCAAAAATATACTTCGATGCAAACAACAAAGAAATGCATGATTATGATGATGATGATTTTATGCCGACCTTTATTGCATAGTTAACTTTAAAGTCACTTTTTGAACTTTTTATTGTATAATATTTAGTATGGATAAAAGAAAATATACAAAAAGGTCTTCTTATTGGAAACAGTTCGAAGAGCCAGAAGAAAAGTCATATGCTAATTTAATTTCTAACGTTACTGATTTAGATTTGGATTACGAACCGGCTTTAGTTGGAGACGAACCTTTTTATATTCATTCTTCTACCGCATATTCTAGAAATTCCACTTCCGCTTCATCTACAGAATCAAGGAGAAATGCAGCGGCTAACGCTTTAAAGCCAAATGCTTACGATAATATCGTTCAAGGCATGCTTCCATATTCATATAGGAATAATGGAGTTGATTGTAGAGACGCTATAGAATTATGTCAAAAAGCATATGTAAATGTTTCTGTTTTTAGGAACTCTATAGATATGATGTCCGAATTCGCCAATTCAAGTTTATATTTAGAGGGTGGCAGCAAAAAATCAAGAAAATATATTGAAGCTTGGTTTAAGAAAATAAAATTATGGAGATTAAAAGACCAATTCTTTAGAGAGATATACAGAAGCAGCAACGTTTTTTTCTATGAGTTAGATGGTAGCTTCACAGTCGAAGATTTGGCGCAATTAACTGCATTTGGAATAACTCCAAAAGAAAATAAAATTCCTGTTAGATATATACTTTTAAACCCATATGATATAGTTGCAGATAGTTCCACTGCTTTTGAAACTGGAACATACAAAAAAGTATTAAGTAGATTTGAAATAGAAAGATTAAAAAACCCTACAACAGAAGAAGATAAACAAGTATTTAAATCTTTAAATAGAGAAGCCCAAGAAAAAATAAAAACAAACTCATATTATAGTTCTGGAATTCATATCAATTTAGATCCCAAAAGACTTCACTACTGCTTCTTAAAAAAACAAGACTACGAACCATTTGCAACTCCATATGGATTTCCTGTTTTGGAAGATATTAACTTCAAAATG